AAAATGTTCGTTAGATCTCCAATTAAGACAGCTATGGAAGGTGACTTCGATACTGGTAACGTTAGATACAAAGCTAGAGAGAGATATTCATTTGGATTCTCAGACCCTAGAGGTATCTTTGGTTCACCTGGTGCGTAATCACTAGATTAACTGAATAACTAAGGGCGGCTCTTGTAGCCGCCCTTTTTTTATGGTAGAAAGATAAAACCCAATGAAAACCTTCCTAATAAATATCCGAGCATATGGCTATCATGCGCGTTTTGAGATGAAGTCTCAAGATGAGGACAAAGCCTTTGAAAATGCACTAGTTGACAAACTAGGACAAAAAGATATAGTATGGGAAAAAGATGGATTTACAAGTAAATCTAAATTGTGGTTAACCTATGAGGAGGTTATAAATGACGAACGTTCAAGGCCTTTACACGGAGAAGAGAAGTCTAGAACTGAAGTGGTCGCAGCACTATAATCAAGAGAAAAGATATACTCTTGATATGGTGAGAATTGATGACAAAATAAGACAAGTTATCAGTCATATTAAATTAGCTGAAGCACATGCTGCTCATCAGACTAATAAAATAGAAGATGCTGCACCCAACGTTTCTGTAGCTACGTAACAAAAGCTACATCGCTGAAATCGCACTTTCTAATAAGGCTCTCTTGCACTTTTAACAAAACTAAGCTATAAATTACACACCATACATAAAAATAAACAAAGTAAATGTAGACGCGTATGGTCGACATCCCTAGGGACTACATTTATGTATTCTAGGAGGAATATAACATGGCACAAACTACTTTTTCGGGACCAATACTAGCCGGTGGTATTAAAAATACTACAGGTATTGTTGTTGGAGAAAATGTTAAAAACACGGGTCAAGTTTTAATGGCTCAATCGTTTTCGTTCACGTTTGCAACTGAAGGCGCAGCGACGGACACAAACGTAGTAATCCCAGCTAACTCTCAAATCGTAAGAATCGATGTTAACGTAGAAACTGCGTTTAACGATTCAGGAGCGGATATACTTGAGGTTGGATCATCTGCTGACACAGACTTATACGTTAATGACGTAAATGTTGCAGCAGTTGGTAAAATAGCTTTAGGAACAGCTGCACTTTGTGCAAACTGGAAAGACATTGGAACTTCTGATATTAGAATCGGTTTCATCTATAATGGTGCAAACGATGATGCTTCAGCGGGTGCTGCTACAGTAACTATTAGTTATTTGCAGAACAATAATCTTTCATAATAGATAATTAGTGTGGGGTTTCGGCCCCATACTTAAAATAAATTAGGAGAAAAAATATGTCAGGCGGCGGATCATTTTCAAGCGACCAAACAACCTTAACCATGGCTGTAATTGGAGCGGATACTTTAGCAAGAGCAGGTAGAGCTAGAATTACTTCTATTCAAGCAAAAGGAATAGCAAGTTCTAAATTAGAATTACATGATGCAGCAACTGCAGGAGCAGCTGGAGCAGGTAATTTAGTAGCTACTTATAATTTTGGAACAGAAGGACTAGAAGTTTATGTTCCAGGTTCAGGAATTTTATTCAAAGAAGGTATTGTTTACGAATTAGCTGGATCAGGTGGAAGTGCTACTGTAACTATTACAGGAGCGTAGGCTCATGGCTAACACTACTTCAGGAACTACTGTATTCGACAAAACTTTTGCTATTGATGAGATAATAGAAGAAGCTTACGAACGAATAGGTATGCAAGGCGTATCTGGTAATCAGTTACGTATGGCAAGACGTTCTTTAAACATTATGTTTCAAGAATGGGGTAATAGAGGTCTTCATTATTGGGAAGTAGCAAATAATTCATTTACTTTAGTTGATGGTCAAGCTGTTTATACAATGTTTAGATCAACAGATGACGGCACTTCTAGTGCTACTGCTGTATATGGTGTTGATGATGTATTAGAAGCTTCTTACAGGAATGCTTCAAGTGTTGATTCACCTCTTTCAAAAATAAATAGATCTACATATCAAGGTCTTGCAAATAAAACTTCTGAAGGAACACCTACACAATATTTTGTTCAAAGATTTATTGATAAAGTTACAGTCACTTTATATTTAACTCCAGGAAGTTCTCAAGCTGGTCATTTTATTAATTACTATTATGTAAAAAGAATCCAAGATGTAGGAGACTACACAAACGCTACTGATGTACCTTATAGATTTGTACCTTGTATGGCATCAGGTCTATCTTATTATTTATCACAAAAATTTAAACCTGAATTAACTCAACAAATGAAATTAATGTATGAAGATGAATTACAAAGAGCATTAGCTGAAGATGGTTCTTCTTCTAGTTCATATATAACACCTAAAACTTATTATCCAGGTACATAATGACAAGCTTTTCAAAAGGTAAATATGCCCAGTTCATATCAGATAGATCAGGCATGGCTTTTCCATATAAAGAAATGGTTGTTGAATGGAATGGTGCAAGAGTTCATATTTCAGAATACGAACCTAAACAACCTCAACTACAACCAAAACCTGTAGGAGCTGATCCTCAAGGTTTACCACAAGCAAGACCTGCAAGAACAGAATTACCTACAGCAGATTTTTTACCTACTAATCCTTTCACAGCAGAAAATGTTGGAGGTGGAATTGGAGCTGTATATAGTGTTTCTCATCCCGATAGTGGAATACAAGTCGGAGACTATGTAAGATTAATGGCTCTTAAAAGCCCTTTGTCCCTATCAGGTGTCGCAGTTTCTATTCAAAGCACAGAGCTTACAACTACTTTATCTGTAGGTATAAATGCTACAGCTACTTCTTTAGTTGTAACTGACCCTGATTTAGATTTTTATTTAAATGGTGGTTTTTTAATGATTGAAAAAGTTTTAACTTCATCAGATACTTCAGACGCTTTAAAAATAGGTACTTATCAAAATGAAATTATTCAATACACAGGTTATAATAATGGAACAAAAACATTGTCTGGTTTGACTAGAGGAACAAACGCAGTTTTTAGAGGTTCGACTCCTAAAAATACTATCGCAGGTAGCCACTTAGCTGGAGCAAAAATTATTGGTGCAAGAATAGTTACTGCTTTAAATACAACAACTTCTTCAAGTACAGGACAACCTTCTTCCGTTACTAATTATAATGGATATCAATTAAAAACTAATGATCAAGGAAGTATTTGGCTTGCAAATTATTCAGGTGGAGGAAATGGTTGCCAAGCAGGTCCATTAAATGTAGAGTTATAATATGGCAGGATTTACATACGCAACATTAACAACAGCAATTCAAAATTATACAGAAGTAGATACTAATGTATTAACAGCTACTATTACAGATCAATTTATTGATAACGCTGAAATGAGAATATTAAGAGATATACCTCTTGATGCATATAAAAAACAATCAATTGGTAATTTAGTTACAGGGCAAAATACTATTAACGTACCTGCTAAAACTTTATTTGTAAAAGGTGTACAAGTTTACACTTCAACAACTGCTGCAACAGGAGCAAATACTTGGTTAGAAAAAAAAGATGAATCTTTTTTACAAGAATATGTACCTTCTACAGAATCAACTAAAAGAGCTATACCAAAATACTACGCTATGTTTGGTGGAGCAACAGGTATAACAGACACAACTTCTGGAACACTACTTTTGTCTCCAACTCCAGACAATACATATGAGTTTAAAATTCATTATGAAGCTATTCCAACAGGATTATCTGGATCAAATACCACAACTTATGTAAGTCAATACTTTGGAAATGGGTTATTATATGCGTGTTTATGTGAAGCATATGGGTACTTAAAAGGTCCTTTAGATATGTTGACACTTTATGAAAATAAGTATAAACAAGAACTAGACAAGTTTGGTATGGAACAACTTGGCAGACGTAAACGAGATGACTATACGGATGGCACAGTTAGAATAACTATACCTTCAACGTCACCTTAATAGGAGAAAAAAATTATGGCAATATCATCAGCAATATGTTCAAGTTTTAAATCAGAGCTTTTATCTGGGAAACACGATTTTGATTCTTCAGGTGGAGATACTTTTAAAATAGCATTATTTACAAGTTCAGCATCTTTAGGTGCAGCAACAACTGACTATTCAACTTCAAACGAAATTGCAAACACGTCAGGATCTGCATACACTGCAGGTGGTAAAGCATTAACAAATACTGGAGTTGGTTTAACTTCGACAACTGCATTCACAGATTTTTCTGATGTTTCTTTTACATCAGCTTCATTCACAGCTAACGGTGCAATGATTTACAACACAACAACAGATGGTGGTTCAAACACTACTGATGCTGTTTGTATAATTGCTTTTGGCTCTGATAAAACTGCAACTAACGGAACTTTCACAATTCAATTTCCTGCGAACGATTCCTCAAACGCAATCATAAGATTAGCATAGGAGTAAAAGATGGCTGGATGGGGTAGGTTTACCTGGGGCCAAGCTTACTGGGGTGAGGATCAAACTCTCGCTACAGGTTGGGGAGCTAAATCTTGGAATTCTGGAGAATGGGGAAATCTTGCAGATGAAACCGTATCGCTTTCTGGTTTATCAATTACATCTAATATTGGTTCAGTTACTATTTCTGGTGATGCATTAGTATTACCAACAGGAGTAGAATCTGGATTTACATTAGGATCTATTACAAATGTTGTTGATGTAACTGTTGAACCAAATGGATTATTAATAAATGATTTACAAGGAACAGCATTAGTTGATGTATCTGTTACACCAGCTTTTACAGGGAATTCTATTACATCAGCTATTGGTGTTATAGATCCAGCAGATCAAGTTGTTGGATTAACAAGTCAATCTATTACATCACAACAAGGTACAGCTGTATCAACAAACGAAGACGTTTCTGTAACAGGTCAATCTATTACATCGACATTAGGTGACCCTGTATTTATAAATGAAGTTGTTGTTCAACCAACAGGATTCTCTATTACTTCAGCACAAGGATCTGTAGTTGTTCCAAATGATGCAGTTGCTCCAACAGGTTTTCAAATAGATTCTTCTTTAGGAGTTGTAGCAGGAACAGGTTCAGTAGCCGTCTCTGTAACAGGTGTATCTTTTAATGCTAATATAGGAACAGTAGTAGATGTACCTGATCAAGTTATGGGATTAACAGGTGTATCATTTAATGCTTCTGTTGGAACAATAGATCCTAAAGATCAAGTAGTTGGATTAACTGGTTTATCTATAACTTCTACATTAGGAGCACCTTTTATTATTCATTATCAAGATGTTGACACCGGCAGTAATACGAATTATAGTAATGTTTCAACGAGCTCAAATACTAGCTATTCGAGTGTTGCAACTGGATCAAATACAAGTTATAACGACGTAGAGGCAGCATAGGAAAATTATGGCATCAACATATACACCACTTGGTATAGAAAAAATGGCTACT